ATCGACTGTTTTTGGGATGAGACGGATACAGCGATGCAGGCTCTTGATGCTGCGAGCGAGGTAACGGTTTCACTTTACCCAGAGGGCACAACCACCGGAGATATTTATTTCACCGGTAGTGCGCTGATAATAGGTGTTAGTCGATCCGCCTCTTTTGATGGCATGGTTGAGGCCTCCTTTACCTTCGAGGGTAATGGCGATCTCTCTGAGAGTACCGCGACATAATGGCTGCAATTGACCAGCTAAAGGAACACTACCAGGCAAAGTTGGGGCAGGCGCCCCGACGCCTGGAGGTGTCTCTCGGCGGCAAGCTGAAACCATTTATTAGTTGGGTGCGGCCATCCATCAACCTGCAGAAACAGGGGGAGATATCGGAGTTGGTCAGCTCGGGAAAGTCAGCAGATGCGATGGCATTGACGTTGATCTATCGACTGATTGATAAAGAGGGTGATCCGATATTCAGAAAGGCCGACAGATTAACATTGATTAAACACGTTGATCCAGACGTTCTGTCAGAGATTGTTGAACAGATCAACAGTGAGGATCCTGACCTGGAGGAGGTCAAAAAAAAGTAGCAAGTGATCCCGATTGGTACTTCCAGCACCAGTTGGGGGAGAAGTTGAACAAGACAATCGGGGAGATCCAGCAGATGGAGGTTATAGAGTTCATGCGCTGGGTTGCATATTTTGAGATAAAAACGGAGAGAGAAAATGGCAATAAGTAATATCAAGATGGATATTATTGCGCGGGATAAGACCAAACGCGCATTTCGCTCCGTTAAAAATGGGGTTAAGGGGGTTACAAAATCAATCTTCTCCCTAAAGACCGGCATTGTCTCGGTGGCTGGTATTACCGGTCTCGGCCTATTGGTCAAGCGTTCACTCGATGCCAGTGACGAGCTGGCTAAAATGTCACGCACCGTGGGGGTCAGTGTTGAGGCACTGCAGCGCCTACGCCATGCCGCCAGTCTGGGTGGCCTGGAGGCAACCAAACTCGACAAGGCCATCCAAAAATTTGCGGTTAATATCGCCGATGCCAACAAAGGCACGGGCGAGGCAAAGGATGTATTTGAGAAGTACCGCATCGCCACAGAAAATGCCGACGGCTCTCTGCGCTCGGTTGGTGATGTGTTGGGGGATACCGCCGAGGTTTTCAAGGATGTAACAAACAAAACCGAAAAGGCGGAGATTGCCTACCGTCTGTTTGGTGCCCGTGGTGGCAAGATGGTCAACGTGCTGCAGCAGGGCAAAAAGGCACTGCATGAGACCATGTTGGAGGCAGATCGTCTCGGCCTGGTGATGAGTGAGAAAACATTGAAAGGGGTCGAGGATGCCAACGACTCCATGACTCGATTCGGGGCATATCTGCGGGGTACTTTTCACAAAGTTGTTGCGGAGTTGGCTCCAGTAATAGAGCGGGTGACTAATTCATTGCGCGAATGGCTTGAGGGTAAATTTGAGGCCAGTGGTGGTATGGGTAAAGCGGTACAGGATATGGCCAGTGCTGTTGTTATGGGAATGGTTGAGTTTCTGGGGGCGTTGGAAAGTATGGCGGCAGGTCTTAATACTTTTATATTCAGTCTGCAGGAATCGATATACGCAATCAGAGAGTGGATACCTGGTCTGGAAAATATGTCAAAGCCAGTCAAAATGGCCAACCTTAATCTGAACGATTTACAACATGCGTTATTAAAAATCAACCTCAACATAATCACTGCGGGTAAAGAGGCGAGTAATGCCGGAGATGCTTTTGGTGATATGGGAGACAAAGGCGAAAAAGCAGGCGATAAACTTGCCTCTGCGTTCCAGAAGATGAAACAAAATTGGAATGATGCCGTGGCAGGAATGAAAAGCAAAACATCTGATGCCTTTATGGATATGATGTTTGAGGCCAAAAAGCTCTCGGATGTGATGCAATCACTGGCACGGGATATCGCTCGTGCCTTTGTTAAAAAACAGATTGCCGATCCACTGGCAACCGCCCTGGGAGATGCCTTTTCGTTTGGTGGGGGCAAGGCTGCAGGCGGGCCAGTAACCGCTGGACGCACCTACCTGGTCGGCGAAAAGGGGCCAGAGTTATTTACTCCCGCCAACAGTGGTGGCATTACTCCAAACAACCAGCTCGGTGGTCAGCCGGTCAACATAAACTTTACCGTCAACGCGATGGATTCCCGCTCGTTTGCACAGGGGATGGCGGAGAACCGCAATATCATTATCGGCACTATTCGCCAGGCATTTAATCGCAACGGCAAGGCGGTGGCGATATGAGTGGATCGTTCCCTGCAACTCCGGTGGCCAGTAGTGTAAAGATCACTAGCACAGCACCGACGTTGATCAGTGTATCGCACTCACTGAAACGGCAGGCGCGATCCCGTGGGGGTCAACGCTGGATGATGGAGGTCAACTATCCACCGCTTACCCGTGCGCAATTTGCACCGCTTTGGGCGTTTGCAGCAAAGCAGCGGGGGCGTTATGAATCGTTTACCTTCACGCCACCGGTCTATGGCAACAGCTCCGGTAGTGCCACCGGCACGCTCCTGGTCAATAATGTCAGTGGTTACTCTGCAGGGGATACCACCATTGCAGCGGATGGCCTGACCGGTACGCTCAAGGCGGGGGATTTTGTCAAGTTTGGGGGGCATGACAAGGTTTATTGCCTCACTGCTGATGGCTCCACCTCTCTCACCATTGAGCCGCCACTACTCTCGAGCGTGGCGGATAATGAGGCAATTACATACAACAGCGTGCCATTTACCGTCTCATTTGGGGCGGATAGTCAGGAGATGGCGGTCGGTATCGAGGGCGTGGTGGATTTTTCCATTGCCCTGGTTGAGGTTGCCTGATGGATCGCGGCTCCACGTCTGCCTTCCAGACGGAGGTGGTGAAGGCCGCCAATCGGCCTCTCCATCTGGTATCCGTCCATTTTGACGATACCACCGTCTATATGACCGATGGCTACAAGACCATCACCTACAGCGGCAATGACTACGTGCCGATGGGGCACCTGCTCGGCTTCTCGGATATTGAGGAGGCGGCGGAGGTTATTGTCTCCAATGTTACGGTCACGCTCTCGGGGGTTGACCAGGTGTGGATCTCCAACTTTCTGAGTAAGGATTATATCGACCGCACCATCAAGATATATACCGCTTTTCTCGATAGTACCGAGGCGCTGGTGGGGGATCCGGTGCTGATCTTCGAGGGGCGGATGGATCAACCAACCATTCAGGAGGATCCCGAGGCGGGATCGAGCGTGGTATCAGTATCGGCCACAAATGCCTGGGTAGATTTTAGTCGCAAGACCGGACGCCATACCAACCACGAGGAGCAGCAGATACATTTCCCTGGCGACAAGGGGTTTGAGTTTGCGAGTGAGATTGTCCAGGATGTGATCTGGGGACGTCCGGCATGACTCCATCCAAAGAGCTTGCATTGCATGAATACGTCCGCTCATGGATGGGAGAGCCATTCGAGTTTGGCGAGAATGATTGTCCGCTGTTTGCAGCAGGGGCGCTCGATATTCTGGCAGAGACCGACTACCGCCCACAATTGACTGGCCTCTGGCATGACCAGAAAAGTGCCTGGAGATACCTCAAGAAAAATGGCGATATATATAGCCACCTATCCCGTGCCGGATGCGTGCCGGTGGATTGCGCCTATATCCAGACCGGTGATTTTATCTGCATGGAGCAGAAATTGGCACATGAGAAAAAGTGGCACAGTGTTGGGATCTGCCTCGGGGCGCGTGCCGGTATTGTGACCGATGATGCGGGGGTGATTCTGGTGCCAATGAGTGAGGTTCCAAACGTGACGAGGGTGCTGCGATGGCCGTAACTGCGATTGCGATTGGTTCATCTGTTGTCGGTACCACTGTTGCCGCTACTTATTTTACTGTAGGCACTCTGGCTTATGCTGCCACCTCTGCAGTGGTCGCTTATGGGGTCTCTGCTGTGGCCGGTTCCGCCTTTGGACTCGATAAACCGGATTCCCAGGCCTTTGAGGACACCGCCTCGGGGATGATGGTCAACAAATCGGCCAACGATGCTGCCATTCCGGTGGTCTATGGCCAGCGCAAGATCGGTGGCGTGCGGGTATTGATGGAGGTAACGGGGTCGGATAACGAATATCTGCACATGGTATTGGCACTCTCCGAGGGGGAGATTGATTCCATCGAGAATATCTATCTCAACGATGTACTCTCCACCGATTCCCGTTTCTCCGGTTTTCTCGACACCTACAGCCACACCGGTACAGATACCCAGGCGGCGGATTCCAACCTGGTCAGCGCGGTGGGTGGCTGGTCAAGCAACCACCAGCTCAAGGGCACTGCATATATCTATCTGCGCCTCAAGTATGACCAGGATGCGTTCGCCTCTGGTCTGCCAACCATCACCGCCGATGTTAAGGGGGCAAAAATCTATGATCCGCGGACTGCAACTACTGGTTGGAGCAACAATCCTGCTCTCTGTATTCGTGATTACCTTACTGATACTCGCTATGGGCGCGGTATTGACACGAGCCTGATTGACGATACCAGCTTCAATGCTGCAGCCAACTACTGCGAGGAGGATGTGACCATCGGCGGGGTGACAAAGGATCGTTACACCTGCAACGGGGTGGTGGATACCTCCAGCGGATCAATGGAGGTGCTGCGCAAACTGCTAACCGCCTGCAGAGGCTTCCTGGTATTCAGTGGGGGCAAGTACAAGCTGATCATCGACAAGGTGGAGACCGCTGCCTTTACCTTTGATGAGGATAATATCGTCGGTGGCTGGTCAATCAAATTGGGTGACAAAAATAACCAGTTCAACCGGATCCGTGCCAACTTTTTCAATCCAGACCGCCAGTGGCAACCTGATATTGCAGTGGTGGATTCCACCGCGCTGCGCACCGCCGACAATGGCCTGTTACTTGAAAAGACCATCGATCTGCCATTCACCAGCGACATTGATCGGGCGAAGATGATAACCACCATCAACCTCAATCAGTCGCGCCAACAGATTATGGTGGAGTTCAGCGCAACCATCGAGGGTCTGCGTGCCGAGGTCGGCGATGTGGTCTACATCAAACATACCACGCCTGGATGGGAGACGCTAAACAGCAACCAGGGCAAACTATTCCGCGTGATGCGGATTACCCTGCAGAACAGTGACGAGGTGCGGGTGCTGGCTCTGGAGTATGATGCGACTGCCTATGATTTTGGTACGATTGCAGTCAGCGATTCAGCACCGAATACCAATCTGCCGGATGCCACCGCGATTGCCGCTCCATCATCACTGACAGCAAGTGAAGAGATGTATGTAACTGCAACGGGCAAGGGGGCACAGGTGCGGGGAAATCTTACCTGGTCTGCTCCAACTGATGCCTTTATTCACAGTTATGATGTGGAGTATCAGAATAGCACGAATGGATGGGAATTTGTAACCACCACCAAAAATAATTCGATTATGGTCAATGATCTGTTTGCTGGTGATTTTCAGTTCAGAGTTCGTGCCATCAATACATTGGGTGCGCGTTCTGCCTGGACTACTACACCAACTCTGGTATTTGCAGGATTGACCACGCCACCCAATACCATCACCGGATTTTCGGTGCGGGCAATTGATGGTTCTGCTCATCTGCAATGGGATCGAGTGACTGATATTGATGTTCTACATGGTGGATATATCAGAATCCGTCACACACCAATGACTAGTGGGGTTAGTTGGGCGCATGGAACAGATATTGGAGAGGCACTAGCGGGAACAGCAACCAATGTGGTGCTGCCTCTGCTGTCCGGTACTTATATGGCAAAGGCCGTGGACAGTGCGGGTAATTTCTCCACTAATGAGATACAGGCAATCACGACTGTACCCAATATCCTCTCTTTTAATGCGGTATCTACCATTACTGAGAGCCCATCCTTTGCAGGTACAAAGGATGATACCACTGTCTCGGGGTCAGTTTTAAGGCTAGACGGTGCGCCTAACTTCATGTTGATGGAGAATAGTGACAA